CACGTCAATTCGGTACGCAGATTGGGGAGCAATCCCGTCAGTTTGGGGCTGGGTACGGCCTGCAAGCCCTACAAGCCACAGAGCAATCCCGTCAGTTCGGTGCTAATCTAGGCATGGAAGGCTTGAAGCAGCAACTACAAGCCGCAGTTGCTTCCGGGCAGCTGACACAAGCCGAAGCTGCACAACGCTTACAAGGCGGGCAACAAGACTATGAACAACGCATGGGCATCGCGGATAGGCAGCTGCAGGCAGGTAACATGCAGAGATCGATCGAACAACAACGGATCGACAACGCATACCAAGATTTCCTAACTGCCCAGAACTTCCCATACAAACAGCTTGGGTTTATGTCTGACATGTATTGCTGATACTGAATATCCAATGCACGTTGTTGCTGAGCTTGTTGCATTGCACCGGCTTGCATCTGAGCCTGTTGGATAGCCATCTCTTGACCAAACTGAGTCTGACCCAAGGCACCAAGTGTCGAAGCTGCTGTGCCTGCTGTACCCAAGCCTGCCAAGCCATATTGACCTGCACCAACCGCGCCTTGAACGCCTTGTAGACCTGTCTGCGCACCAGCCATACCAGCCTGTTGACCTGACACACCCAATTGAGCGCCTTGAAGACCGAGTTGACCACCGGCAAGCTGTTGTCCTACACCGGATAGCCCTGTTTGCGCACCTTGCATACCTTGAGCAGTTCCAGCCAAACCAAGTTGTCCGGCGGCGAGTTGCTGACCAACACCTGACAATCCTGCCTGAGCGCCCTGCATTCCAAGACCATAAAGCTGACCTGCTTGACCTAAACCAGCAAGACCAGCCTGCGCACCCTGCATGCCTGCCTGAGCGCCTTGAAGTCCTTGAGCTGTTCCAGCCATACCGGTCTGAAGACCTTGATAACCAGCTTGCAAACCTTGTAGTCCAAGACCGGAGCCATACTGCATCGACTGAATAGCTTTGTCATAGGCAGATTGTGAGCCTTGAGCTTGGATATTAGCTAATGCTGTGTTGCGGTTACGCTCGTTTTCAGCTCGCATCAGGGCATCGCGTGATCCACCAAAAGCACCAGCCTGCACACCGCGACCCTGAACTTGAGCGCCGGTAATATCAAACGCCCGATTAGCCTCTTGCTTCTGCAGGTCAACCACGTTCTGCATGTAAGGCGACATGTAAGCGCTAACAGCTTCTGGGCTAGTGGCTTGTCCGGCATAACGCGCTCCGGCACCAAAACCTTGTTGTGCAGCATCTACACCCAAAGCGCCAATATCAGCACCTTCAGCGCCATACTGCGAACCCAAGGCCCCGTACTGCGAACCTAATGCACCGTACCCTTGCGCGGCTCCTGTAAGCCCTGCGGCACCTGCACCGTACCCAGCACCCATCTGACCATACATAGCGGCTTGGCGAGTAGCAGCGCGTTGTGCTTGGGCAGCTTGTTCAGCGCCTTGAGCGCCGTACCCCATACCAGTAGCGCCGTATCCTGCAGCCTGTAGTTGAGCAAGGTCGGACGTGCGTTGAGCGCCTTGCATACCCCTCGTGCCATACTGTGCAGCGCCAGCACCGTAACCAGCTCCAGTCTGTCCGTAACCCAAAGCTACGTTCTGTAACTGACGGGCTTGTTCTGGGGTTTGTAGTGCATACTGCCCAACTTGCGAAGCTAGGTTAGAAGCCTCTTGAAGCTGTGGAGCAACCTGTTGAGAACCTACGCTCTGAAACGCCTGTGATTGCAGTGGCGAAAATGCCGCAACTTGCTGCCCTGCGTATGGGGTATACGGATTCTGGTTAATGTCTGTTAACGCAGCAGCCTGTCCAAGCGAGCGCTCTACATAAGGACGCGCATATTCAGGAATGGATGTCGTTGTGACATTCTGCTGGGTTGGTGTACCGCCGCCGCCACCGCTCATAGTGATACCTCTAATATAATGTACTTTTCGTTAAACCCAAACCGCCCTAACAACCTAGATACCGAATCTCTTGCAGCGCATTCTATTTTGGTAGCGCCATTGACACGGCAAATGTTTTCCAGCTGTTTAAACGTGTCTTCATTAATGATTGCTTTGCCGCCTGTACCAGTAACAAACGCTACCCGATGGTTAGGACGATTTATAAAATCTACGGTCATTGCCCCATGGATTTTATTTTCGTCATCCGTTGATACCAACAACATCCACTGCCCAGTTAATACATATAACTTAATTTGCTCAAGGGAGTAATCCCCTTTTGCATGTACTTGCGATTCGGCTAAATACTCTTGGACTAATCCCCAAGTCTGTGCAACGTGCTGTAAAGGGACGTGCTGTATTTTCATGCTGGCAGATGTTTATACGCCTTAGAATCAACTGCTACCTTACCTTTACCAACCGATTTTCTACGATTCTTTTGCACACGATCCATCATGGCATACAAACGTTTTGCACCGGCATCAGTACTTCCGTTACCAAGCTCAGAAACAATACGAGCAGGAACAACGAACTCACCATCAGCAAGGCGAGCAGGCTGACGAGCGCCAATTTGAGCAGGGATGTCATCGCTAACTCCATCGCCGGGGCCTTTCAACAACCGACCACCATCAGAATAATCACCTAGATGCCCGCCACTTGCGTAGCCAGTACCTGTATATTGCATTGGGTAGTGTGGTGCCATGTTGACCGTTTGGTGAGCGCCAACCATATTGCTTGTGTCCATTACTGCGCCATCATCAGGGCTTGGGTATCTAGAACCAATGTTCCCACCCATTGCGTAACGCATTAAACCGCCAGCAGCGTTACCACCGCCTGTATCGTTATAACGGCTTTGCTCAGACTTCAGCGCATCAAGCTCTTCGCGCATTTTCTGCACGTCAGTTTTTTTGCTGCCGGGCGCTTCAAAATCACCTACATAACGACCTGTCTTTGGGTCAAATCTCAAGCCACCAATGCCAGCGTTTGCTGCGGGGGATGTAGCTGCGGGGTTAGTAAAAACAGCGGGTGGTTGTGCATTAACCGCCATACCCGGAATTTGCATTGGTGCAAGCGGAGGATTGATGTTGTACTGTTGATTAGCACGCTGCATCAACTGTTGGTTGTATGCTTCTACTTCAGGTGCAACAGGGCGAACATTAGGACCGTACCGATTAGCTTCTGCAGCGGCAATTGGATCGAGACGCAAGCTTTGATAACCAACATCACCACCATCAGCTAAACCAACAATGCCACCGTTAGCAGCAAATTGTGTTGGTTGATAGCCTTTGGCTGGTGTTGATCCTTTGAATTCATAAGAATCATCAAAGTAAGCTTCGCCCGGCTGACCAAAACCCGGGTTTAATTTACGATTAAATGCAAATGTTTGAATATTGCCTTGGTCTGGTTTATCAGGTTCTTCGCCGGGAGCCATTGACCCACCGAGCGCACCGCCAGCTAGTGCGTATTTATTGTTAGAAAGAAAACTACCGATACCATCGCTAAACAAGCCACCTGTTCCGGGTCCGGCGGCAGTAGCTACAGTTGGAACAGATGTGGTAGCTTGACCAAACCCACCAAGAATCTCCGGAGTGCCAAGCCCTCCAGCACCAGAAATAGCAGAATCTGTAACAGCATTGGTCAATGCTTGACCACCAATCCCTTCAGCGCTTGCAGCTCCAATGCTACCAGCAGCACCGGGCATAAACGCCCCACCTAACGCACCACCAGCAGCACCCATTAAGGCACCTTGCAGAATATCTTTCTTTTGAAGTGCGGCAATTCCACCGCCCATTAAAGCGCCGAGAGCCAATCCAGCTACGATAGGTACCATAGTTTCACCCAAATAGGAGATTAGTTAATATTATCATGCGGGTAGCCTAGATACAAAGACTATGCTGCCTACCGCAGAAGGATTAGAGGGTCTGGCATAAGGGACTGTCTGAGCGTCTTCATGCTCAAGGTAAACACCATCAACAGGACCGACAGGGTTGTACGCTAATCCTGTTGCCCACCACAGTCCTATAGAGTCTCCAGCATTGATCTCAAACGTGATGCTTGAATAACCAACTAGGTGGCTTGGAACACCTGCACTTTTACGGGCAGGTATGGTGAACTTGCTACTAGAACCCTGTAGGTCAACGTTGTTTACACGCAGCCATAGGTACGAGTCATGCGCAGCGTTATCGGTATTTGAAAACTGGATACTAAAGTCTATCTTGTAGACGCCACCGTAGGTAGCCGTTGCGGTGCTATCCAGATTTAAAGTAAACCCATCATCGGAATCCAGTGTATTCCACAAAATTTTAGTAGGGGTGTTGGTAGCTGTGGCGTACTGGTCTGCCGTGTTTTGGGCGGCTATATGCGGGTTTTGTAGATACTGACCACCACTGCCACCAGCCAAAGCTGAAGTTACGTTATCTATCTGACTAAAGTACAGACGCAGAATGTTTGTAAACTGTTCGTGAAAACGTGCCTCATAATCTACCGGTGCAATCGGTAAGTTCGGTGCCTTGGTGCCGCGAAGTAACAAGTTAGTAGCCATAAGGGTTTACCCTATTTCCTACCGTCGTTACGGATGTCAATTCGAGGGGTGCCTAGCTGCCATGCCACGCCAAGGTCTGCTGATTCGATCCTAAACGCCATCTGTCTCCCACGTAAGCGTGTGTACACCTGCCCATCAAACTCTTGGATGTTGTATGTACCGCGCAATTTATAGTCGTTTTGGCTTTCAACCGTAGGCGTGTTTGATGCTCCGTATGGCGCCCCAGAGTTACGACGTGGCTTAATTGTCATGGCAACAGTAGGTTGATCTACGTTTGAGCCGTTAAAGTTTACGTCTGGCAGCACGCGCCACACAAACCCGAAGTTATGCCCGTCACCAATATCAAAATCCGAAGACTGTATAAAGGCACTAATTGGCGCTGGGGTTAACCCTGATACGTCATCGACGTTAGCTTCGTGATACAGCACGCGGTTGTCGTAGCTTGCAGCCATTGGGAATTGACGTGTGCCGGAATCAAGCCAAGCTGTTCTGCTCAATGTGCCGTAGTACCAAACCTGATCAAGGTAGTTATAGATCACGTACTTGTCTACAACGTTCGAACCAGTTGAACAGTAGAACCACCAAACTTCGTTGTAACTTTCATTGCTGCCAGCAAACACCTGATAGGATTGGTCTTTATTGATATCGTTAAAAACGTACTGGCGCAAGGAGCAAGGCAATGTTTCAACACGACCGGAGTATTGGTAGAACTTACCATCGCCCATCCAGTACGTAATGTTGTTGATCGTAATGGCAGAGTTAGGTGCCATGATGGAAATGTTATCCATCAAAATTTCAAATTTCCAAACATACGGTGCGCCTAAGTACTGCATGGAATACAACGCCGAGTCTGTCCAAACCAAGATTTCTTGACGAGTGTTGATGTACGTAACGATGCTTGAACCGTGAGATAGGCGGAATTCTCCTGACTGGTTAGTGATGTCAGGTACCCACTGATATGGGTTCTCTTGATCCGACCACCGCACAAGCATTGGGTCAAATGGAGTATCGGGTTCTGTTGAGTCGTACGGGTTCGCACCAAACGCAATGACAAATCGTTGAATAGACGACGCTGAAACCTCAAGCGTTCTGTTTGGTACAAACTGCCCGCTAAACCCGTTAAAAGTAGAAAGGTAAGCTAAGTCCTGTGCGCGTGTACTAACGCCTGTTGACGCAAACCAATAGTTAATTGATCCGCCACGCTGGGCAAGAACCAAGTCCTGACCAAAGTTATCGTTTGACCAGAGCAACAACTGCTGCCCCACACCTGCTGCCGTGTCGGTACCTGAACCCCAACCACGCGTACCGTTTTGGTAATAAGCAGTTACCGCACCACCACCGGTTGCAGACGACGACGCTGTAATCGGAGTGCCATAGCCGTCATTGCCCATAGAGATGGTATAAGAGTTGGCATTGACGTAGGTAATAGCAAAACCACGATTTAAAAGCGTATCTGACAAGCCACCAACAGCAGTAGCGCCAGAAAAACGAACAGCTTGACCATTTAACAATCCATGTGAAGTGTGCGCAACGGTAACAACGCCGCTACCAGAAACGGTTGTAAATGGGTTTGTTAATGTATATACAAGCGGAGTAGGCCACGGACCTGCACCCCAACCAACGCCTACCACATACACATCCAAACCAGTATTCAGTTCATACGTAGCAACAACCACCGCGCCACCACCAGAAGCTGCGCTGGTAGAAAAAGCACCGGCAATATTAACGGTGTATTTGGTTGAATCAATAACCCGAAACACTTCCTGCATTGTATTGATTTGGGGCGCTGTAAATCCACCAAACGCTGACGCTCCGCTAAAAGTCACGAAATCGTTTTGTACCACCCCATTGCCGGGATCAGTCACTGCAACTGTCGAACACCCTACAGGAGCAGAAGTAGCATGAGATGCAGCCGTTGTGCCGTTATAACCACGGATAAGGCCCGTTAATGTATTACCAGATACACCGTTATAAAGAATCTGTTCTGAATCAATACGGATAATGCCGCCAGCGTTTGGAAACGAAGTGGCGGAAGTCAGGGTCAAGGTTGTTACGGAAGCATCAATACCCGCACCCAAAGTGCTGTATGCACTGGCAAACGGGTTATTTGACATAGGGTTGGTTACTTTGCGAATAGGCGTTATATCGTAGTAGAAGCCACCGCGCTCAATGTAATACTTAAGGTTTGTGCCAACGCCTAGGTAGTTGGTGTTATCAAGCGCAATCCAGTTCCACATTGAGCGAGCAACACCCAAATACGTGTAGTCAGACAAGCGAATCCAGCCACCAATTTTTTCAGGGAAACCCGAGCGGAAACGGATCTTGTCACAGTCATACCAACCGCCTTCTGCTGCGTAGTTGGTGCCTTCGCGGTTAACACCGGGGCGGAAGGTAAGTTTCTGTAACGGCATAATAGTTACCCAAGCATGGAAGTTGCTTTGATTTTAACTGCAGCGACGCGGTTGAGCCAGCCTGTACCGTAAACATTAAAATTACCTAGCCCACGGTAAAAATCTTCTTTGGCTTGGCTGAACTTTTCGATCAACTCATCTGGGTCCAAAGCGTTTACAGCGGCTAAAGTAATTGGCCCAATACCACCGTCAGGCGTTACACCTATAGCAGTCTGCAATATCTTGGCAGAACCGCCACAGCCAGCATTTACGGCAAAATCAAATACTAGATAGTCAATGCCTGAAGGCATGTCGTCGCAGCGGCAGACGTCCCAAAACTTTTTTTTGTAGAACGGCTTGACGTCTTCGGGCGTAAGCTTTTTCATCTGCTCATGCGTGACCTGATGTCCTGTCCAGTGTTCCCAGTTGTATTGGGTGACACCCAACATAGTTGATCCGGGTCGTCCGTCTGGCATCTTATTGCCATTATCGCGTGGGTCATCACTAAACCCGCCCTCGCTCGCCAGCATCAGTTTAAACGCGTTGTCCCAGTTACTTGCTGCCATTTTCGCTTTCCTTTACCTTACGTTTCTCAACCATATCTGCAACCTTCTCGACTGTCCTGCCGCCAAAATAGAAGGACATGATGATAATCCCCCACTGACCAAGTAGCTCAACATACTGCTTGTGGGTATCCATGTCGAACGCTGACATCATCGCAAAGGTAAAGTAGCCACCCAGAATGATCAGAAGGGTCATAGGGCGAATGTTCTTTGATAACCAAGAGTCTGATGCCATGTCCACCGTATGGCGCTTGGTAAGCTCTCCTTGCTCCTGCATATCGGCTTGCATCTTGGCAAGCTCACCGCTTTGTTGCAGTTCTAGAAGCTTTAGTTTGGCTTGTTCGGCTGCGTTGGCATCCGGGAAAATCTTGTCGATTATCTTCCCGCCGATGTTCAGGATGTCGAGGATTGGTAGCATTTCAGAACCTCACGTTTGAAAACCATGCTTTAGTTGCTGTCCACTTGGCGCTACACCAAGCCTTGACTGCTTCCCATTTTGCTTTCATTTGTCCATCTCCGATGCGGCTAATATCATTCGGGTCTTAACGGATATCAAGTCCCGTGGCTCAGACTTAAAGCCTACAGCAATATACCCAGCAAACTTGC